CTTAAGAGCCTGGGTTTCACTCTTGTTCATAACACACTTGGTTATCTCTTTTGTTAAGGCTTCATAGAGAAAAGCGGTGTTTCTTTTCTTATTATGCTTATTCCTCATCGTTTTTACTCACTTTGGCGTATCTTGTTTCCAACTCCTCAATCAGCTTGCTGACATCTCTATTATCTTTAAGTAGTTGCTTCTCTTCTAATGTTTCACTATTTTCAATGAGTTTTTCTTCCTTTATCATATTTGACAGACTTTTTATCTCGCCTGCGCCATAATCAACATTTCCAATTGAATTTGTAGTTGCAATAGATCTCCGGCGGGGACCTGTGGTCTCTTTGCCCCTAGCATGGTGTGCGGGTTTCTTATGGTGTGTCCTAGCCATGGCGTGTGCTTTGTCGGGTGTCATGACAACTGCCTCTTTCTTGGCTGGGGCTGCGAGGAGAGCCGAATCGTCTTCCATGCCCTCTTCTCCGCCCATGTCTCCCATATCACCACCCATGTCTCCACCTAGGTCGCCACCGAGGTCTCCCATGCCGCCGCCTAAGCCCTCTTCGGCTGCTTCTCCGATCTGAGTCAGGGATGCGGTGAACTTAGCGTCATGAAACATTTCTCTCTGGTTTCTTAAAAATTCTTCATCAGACATTCCAAAAATATTCTTTGCAATCCAGCGGCGGCTGAAATAACCTTCGGTTGCTCCGGATGCAATATCAAACTTGCCACGTAACTGCTCAAGGTGTTGCATTTCGGCAATTTGCGAAGGATTGTTTAGTTCCAACTTGAAGTTTATAAGATCTTCCCCTCTGTACCCAATCGTAAATAAGTGGATTACACCAATCTTAGTTAGTTCGTTAACCACTGAGCGTTGGAGTCTTTGGATTGTTCTTGCAAACCTAATGTCTTTTTGTGCCAGAGTTGCCTTATCTTCTGTACCCTGTTCACCACGCGAAAGGTATGACTGTGGCACCTTAAGAGCAGAGAATAATTTATCTCTTAAATACTTTACATCCTCAATATCGTTATTCATATTGCCACCAGATAAAGTATCGATTCTTGTTCCTGTCGAATCACCACGTACTGGAATGTAATAATCTTCGTCCACTGACATCGCGTTGTATCTTAAATCGACGCGGCCTGTTTCAGGATCCACAATCATGTTCTTTTTCATCTGATTTTGGACTTTTAACATATATTGTTCGATATCTTGAGGGGCGATGTTTCCAACATCAATATAAAAAACTCTTCGTTCTGGGGCTCTTACGATCCGATATGACATCATAGCATCTTCAAGTAACGTTAGTTGTCTCCAGATTCTTCGAGCTGGTTCTAATACAGACATTCCGTAAGGAGAATATTTATCGTCTCCCAAGATTCTAAAGTGAGCTATCTGCCAATTCTCAAAGGTAAGACCGCCGGAGTTCCACTGATATTGTACATAATTAGGGTTTGTAGGATCCATTCCCTCTAGTCTTTCAACTTCTTTTGTTGGTAAACCTAGACAGTGTTTTACTCCTTTTCCCTCTTCTATTTCAACATATAAAAAATAGTCTCCGTACTTACACATGTTTCGGCACCAAGAATGCATTTGTTCTGGTGTGTTTAAGATGTTATAATATAGTTCATGGAGAACTACTTTAATCTCATCATTTGGACACTCAATATTCAATACTGGTTGTAATTGATTAGAGGTACACATTTCATCAGCATAGATGTCTAATGCCGATGCTATCTCTGGAGTATATTCCATTTGAGCAAAATCAGTGTATCTCTCGGAACGGTTATGGTTTGCCATATACTGAGAGTTTAAAGCATCATAAGGACTATATGAAGCCTTTTGAAACTGCTTACCAGAGGCTGACTGGAAGTATGAACTGTACTGATCTAACTGCTTTCTTCGATACTTTGCTTGCTGCTGTTTTCGGTACGTAGCAATGGGGCCAGAGAAAAGTCTCGTAAGAAGTTTAAAAAGTGGTGACTGATCATTTTTCGGATTGTTTTTGCGATCTATTTTTTGAATCGATCTCTTGTTAGGTTGCAATGTATTTATCCTTTGTAAATATAGAAAAAGTCATCATTAGCTTTATAAGCTTGCTTTTGACGTTCAATTGCATCTCTTTTTGCCTGACTCTTCTCATATCCTATCATACCTGATATGCTTGTGTTAATATATCTTGAACTTCTTGAGATTGCACCTAAAAAAGCTTTGTTATATTCAAGTGCACGATCGTTTGTAATTAAGGTTGTTTCTCTAACCCAACAGGCAATTGCAAAAGACATAATGAGATCATCGTTATAACTCTTCATTGCCTCTGGACGTCCATTGTTCCAGATAAAAGTTTTCATCTCGTTAATTAGCCTAGAAGAATTTAAGGTAACTGACTTGTTTCTAACATACTCTTCCATCTTTGCTATTAACAAAGGGCGACTCTTGTGGGAGGTTGTAAAGCCTGGGACAGCGTTGGACATAGTTTCAGCCATGTATGGTTCCACATAATCATTAGAACCTTTGGTTGACCAGAATAAATTAGGATATTCCAGTTCTATCAATTTCTGGAGGGCAGCATAGCCAATGTTGTTATTTTCTACCACAACCATACACGCACCATATTCTTTACCTGCTGAATTTATCATAGAAGCGAACTGGTCTAAATCAGCCTTGCCTTTGTACTCAGCAACCTGAACAACGTTTGTTACATCAAATATGTGAAAGGCTGAATAGTCGTTGCCATCGCCCCTTGCTACATCCGCAGTTAAAACATAAGTGTTCTCTGGGCTGTATTCTTCCCATATATAATAATTTCTGTCAAAACCTGTTTTATATTTAGGTTCTAACGTTTTTTCTTCATAATAATTCAAGTCTTCGCCATCTATAACAGTTTCACCAGACATATTAAATGAACACAATAATTCTTGTGCCACTTGACGGCGAGACATGTTTCTGGTTTCACTATTGAACCAGTCTTGATCTCGGTCAGGGTGAACATCCCACGGCAACTCTGTGATGTAAAAATTGTTAACCTTCTCTTGGGCTTCCATGCAGTTCTTGTGAAACCAATTACCAACACCATTTGGGGTCGATAAGGCAATACATGAACCACCAGTAGAGAGTGTGGAGTATAAACCAGTCCACAAGTCATTCATGCCTTCAACGTGAGCAGCTTCATCCACAATCAATAGAGATAATGCTTCACCACGACCGGCGTCTGGAGAAGTGGACGTCGCTTTTATTCTTGAACCATTTGTTAATTCTAGAGAGGTTTTGTTGTCTACTTCTATTTCCCCTATCATACTCCGCATTCTTGGTGGAGTACTTTTGATTATCATCTTTACTTTTTTTACTATCTCTGTAGCAGTATCACGCTTTGTAGCCATCGTCAGAACGTTCTTGTCTTTATGAAACATCATCATCCAAGCAACATGACCCGCAGTGATCGTAGAGATACCAAGTTGACGTGCTTTTAGTATAATGTTGAACCTGTGTTCTTTAAAGTCTTTAAGTAATTGATCCTGAAAATCATACGTCTTAAATGGTATAGTACCATACTTTGGATGTTGAATCTTTGCGTATGTATACAAAAAGTATGTAGGGTCTTTGCGACATTTCGCAATCTCCCTAACTACCTCTGTTTTAGATAATTTATTAAAGTCAGAGCGTGAGGATTTTGGAGTATTAGACATGAGTCATAAATCACTCAGACTTGTGAGGGTTTTCTTTTCGCCCTTTTGATAAAAAATCAGTAACCTTTTTATCTAATTTAGCAGTCTTGCTTTCAGGATTAGACAGGTCATCCAAACCAAGATCGTAGGCACAATTGGCGGTTACCCAGGCTCTGTGTCTCGACATTATTTCCACTTTTGAATTAAACTCTCCAACCTTATTCAGAGTTAAAGCTCTGCCAGTTTGCTTTTTATATTCCTTTTTCAGGAAAGAGGCAACCTCTGCAATGGTTGATTCCAAATTTGTCTCAAACTTATTGTCCCGAACTTCAGACAGTTTAACTTCAGCATGATATTTTAAGATTACATTCTTGCCAGAAAATTGAACTCGGAATCCATCCATCATACGACGGTCACTGATATCGAGTTCTTTGTCTCTCTTCAGTCCAATATCAATTCGCTCGCCCTTTTCATCAGAGGCACCATCATGCACATTCGCCATGACCTGTGAGATACCATTTAAGACATCGATTATGTTTGCTTTTTCTGCCATTATTTTTTTTCCTTGTTTGGTCTCCAGCCGGAGTTCCATCGTTCTTCGCGACCATCTACATAGAGATAGAAACACTCTTGACAACATTTGTATCTTTTCATATATATATCATCTTTAGAATCAAACGAATATGCTTTACAAACAGGACATGCTCTCTCTACTACATCCTTTATAAATAGGCTGTTCTCGACTAATATGCCATTAATTTCATATTTTTGCATCACGTCTTCTAGATTGTCTCGTTCTTCGGCTGAAAGTTTTTTTATTTCTTCCAAGTAGGACTTCTCTTTTTCGGGCGTCCAACCTTCAGATGGGTTATATAAAGCGTCGGGGCCATATTTCTGTACAATCGCTTTCTCGATCTTTGCTAGGGTATTTAATTCTTCCTCAGTCTTTTTCATTTCTATTCACTAATGATTCCGTTTGGGTGACGTATTATTTTTATATCATATAAGGACTCACAGCTAATCTCGGCATCATATTCTATTATACTAATTAAAGCGGTGCCATGCCACTGTTCACTGTTTTCTAACGCTGTGTTTTTCTTGGTTGAAAAATGAAAACTAGCATGAAGGTTCGAGTCTGGGTGGACACAGGTGAAACTAGTATAATCGTTACAAGTTTCTAGATGATAGTAGTTGTTATCAAGAACACAGTCCTCACCCCTCATATCTAGTATACCTTCTGAGTTCGTATAGATCCAGAATGAAGGAAGCCAACCACAATCGCCAGAGAGCATGCTCGACGGGTATACACCCCATTTCGCTTGGGGTGTCATTTTTGAACAGTCACCTGATATCACTGCTGATGGGGTGGGCAAAGGCTCGGTACCGCAAGCGGAAATGAGTAAGGTTAAGAATAGTAAATGAAGTCTTTTCACGCCACTTCCCTTTTATACAGAGATTTTACTTCTTCGCTGTGAACGGAAAAGGCTACTTCTCTCCTCGCGTTCATTTCACTCTCAGTTTTATAAAATAATTTCATTAAGATTTTATAAAACCACGTTGGTTGTTTTACATGATATCGGTGAGACTCATCTAGAATCTCTCCATCTTTATGTAAGGTAATATGCAACTCAGGGTATTGTGTCCAGTGTAAATTACAGGCCTCATGATGTGCTGAGTGGTATCCTAAATTTCCAGAACAGAAGTTGTACTCAGGGGATATCTCGTTTCTCGCGCCGCGGGCCTGCGATTCATTTTCATATAACCCTGCGTGATGTATATAAGTTTCACTAACTGTTGAGAAAAAGACTATCAATGGCAGAGCGAACCATAAGACAAAAGTTGGGATTGGATTAAAGAGGAATCCAACAACTAGAAAAGTTACAAAAATTAAAGTTGCTAAGATTGTGTCAAATGCATACCTCTTAGAGTAATCTTTTAACTTAAACAGGTTCTTGAAGACAGAGTAGTGTGCGTAAAGTCCTATTTTAAAAACAAACTCTCCGTGAGACATTTGAGTCCCGTCTTTATTCATCCAACCAGCAGCGTCGTGAGGAAACGGGGCGGCGGGGATTGTGTTGGCGTGATGATCTAGATTGTGCTGGTAAACCCAATGACCGTATGGAACAAAAGTGTGAACTGCCAACATACTATGAAGCATGTGGTTCATACCCATACCCTCAAAGGCTTCGTTGTGTTGGTAGTGGTGATTGAATGCACCAGCGTGACCTTTGCAGTATAACAAAACAAATGACGATAAAAGTAAGAAGATTGTCCATAAAACAGTTGGCTGATATAACCCTA